AGAAAGGTTCTGACCTATTCTACAGATGGAGAGCCGGAAAGGTAGAGTATAAAAAGATAAATAAAGTGCATCTACGAAAACCTAATGTGATTAGTTTTCCTTTATTAGATTATTATCTATTTAAAGGATATGATTTTTATGATGATAATAGATTTTTTGATATTCGAAAGTCAAAAGAAGATATTAGAAAAGCAGGTAAAGAACTGCGTTATTATTTTGTAGGTACTTCTATATATGATGAAGCAAGAGACGTTGATATATATGTACATAAAGATGATTTCAATGAGATGTGTGACAGACTTGAAGATGATGGATTCAAAAAGATTGATTGGTCTCCATCTTATCAAGGAAGTATGTTTGAAGATAAATACACAAAAGCTAAGATAGATGTAATAACATCTCCATATTCTGACTATGAAGAACCTATAGACGAAAATAATAACGCTGAGCCGTTATTGATGTATTTCATTCAGGTAAATTATTATGCAAGTATCAGATATGATAACTTGACTGAATTTTTCAAAATGTGGAGATTTAATAAGCTATTAGAAACCGCGAAAAAGTTAGGACTGCAAGATGGTGGTAATAGTTATCAGGAATACTTTGTAGACAGTTATATGTCAGAAGAAAGATTTCAAAAATATTATGATATATTTTCACATCCAAACGCAGTTGAGCAGTTGTATAGACCCGATAACCCAACTATATGGTTCAATTCAGTCAAGATTGCCGATGATTATTATATAGCAGTGAAGTCTAAACATAAACAACAATTGGTAAACCTACATATACCATATAAAATAAAAAACTTTGAAGTTATAGATGAAGGTAATATTGGCAGAGCTGTAGTATCTGACATTGAAGGTGGTACAAATATTCAACTTAGGTTCTTAGAGAATTACGCACTTTTAAAATACAATAAAGATGAATAAGATTGTAATTTTTAGTTCTGCAAGAAGTGGTGGTAACCTACTCGATGGAATGTTTAGTAAATATAATGGAGTCCGTTCATTTGGAGAATTATTTTCTCGAAGAAGACATAATCAAAGTTCATCATTTTTATTTGAAATGGACAACGTATATGAGATAACTAATCAGGATATATTAAATAAATTGGAAGAAGTCTATGGTAATGATATAGACACAATGATATGTAGGCACCACGAAGCACATTGCAGATATAGCTATAATCAAAGTATTTACGAAGATGTAATTCCATTTAAAAAAGTGTTATTGTATAGAGAAAACTTTTTAAATAAAGTTGTATCTTTAAGTATAGCATCCACTCGTGGAAAGTGGCATTACAATGAGGATGAAAACTTACCTGAATATTCTGACTATAGAATACACTTTGGAAAAGACTACTTATATAAGTTTATTGAAAGAACAAAACGTTATTACAATAATATATTGTCACGATATGAAGATGTTGTGGTATTAAAATATGAAGATTTACTCAAAATGGATAACTTAAACTTTATTATGAATAAGTTTGGATTTGATAATACGTTAGAAGATATACCTATAGAAACTGTACATATAAATAAAAAAGATGATGGATATACTCGTATAGTAAACATAGACGAACTTCCTGAATATAAATTAATATTAGAAAATGGAAGATTCAAATAAATTAATAAAATTAACAGGTAACTTTGACCTTCCATTAACTCACGCTTGTACAATGGGATGTAGTGGATGTTCTTATACAGACTATAAGGATATGGGAAATACTATATGTAATTTAATGAGATTTGATGATGTGAAGTATATAGCACATTCTATAATGGATATGAATGTGAAGTTGAGATTTTTATCTTTCTTAGGTGGAGAGCCAACCATACATCCTGAATTTGATAAGATAGCGGAATGGCTATACCAATACAAAGATGTTTTATTTGAAAAATTAGTTATCCATACAAACGGAACCAACCTTAATAAACGGTTTTTGGATTCTGTTAAGTATTTTGATATGATTAAAATGTCACTATACCCGATGAATCGACCTATAAAACAAGAGATGATTGATTCAGGAATGGATGAATGGATACGAAATCAAGATACTCATATATGGTATAAAGAGATTGATGAGTTTGAGATATATGGTGAAGAGCGAGATGATTTAGAATACTCAAAGAAACTGAATTGGGAACGATGTTCTTACAAATGGACGTGTAGAGTTTTGACAAGAGAGGGAATATATCGTTGTTTCGTTATGTATAATAATCGAGTCAATGTATGTGATTATAGTGACCGAGATAAGTTTATAGAGTATGTAATGCAAGAAAAAGACCCTATGAAACCTTGTAAAGGATGTCCAATGCCACCACAGACCAAAAAGTGGGAATCAAACACTCCCGAACGAGATAGAAAATCTATTAACCACGGAATCAAGTTAATCCGAAATTTTGACAAGTAATATATTTATATAAAATAGATAGATATGCCAAGATATTCAATACCACCATTTACTTCAACTATTGGAGCGAGTTTTCAAACTCACTTACAGCCTGCATTTAATACATATAGTTTGATTACGATGGGTGGTAGAATATGGCCACGAGTTACTGGAGCTGTATCTGTATCTGATTTGGACATTACATATCTTTATAGATGTCCTGACTTACGTGTGTATAATGAAAGAACTAGTTTATATACAACATCTGGTGGAGATGTAGAATATACTTCTCCTTTTACGTTGGGCCCGACAAACGGGACATTATCTCCTGGATATACGTATATTGTAAATGATGATGTATATAGTACTGCCACTATAGAATATACAGGAGCTTATGGATATCAGTTCTTAGAATGGACAGAAGCAGACGGTACATTTATATCATTTTTAAATCCCCTGACAATAAATTTAAGTGATACAAGTTTTTATAACGCGGATTCAAATACTATTCGAGCAAGCGTAACTGACCAACCACTTAATCCACCACAAAACTTTACTGCAACTGACTTATTTACTTCAGTTAGTTGTACTTGGAATGCTCCAGTGGGTAATAATCAAGATGATTATACAATTCAATGGTTTGATAGTAATTGGAACTTTGCAGCCAACGTTGCAGGAAATCTTACAAGTTTTAATGACAGTCCTAAACCAACAGGGGCAACGCAATATAGAATTAGAGCGAATTATCTTGGAGTGGGGTCTTCTGTTTGGGTAACTGATACACTTTAAGAATAAATTTATTATTTATACATATCTCTATATTTATATAGAAAGCACGTACTTATATGGATATAGATAAATTATCACGAGAAATTGCCCAAGAACTTATCAATGAGGCAAAGACGATAAATGAGATACCGAAGGCAAAGGTACAACAAGTAGATAAGTTTGCGGACAAGCAATTAAATCCTATTGATGTAGACTTAACAGGTAAGCACTTCTTTGACCGTCTACAAGACCCACGTAATAGAAAAGAGATTACACAGGCAGAACTTATTGGATTCTTCAAACGATTGAAGAAGAGTAAGAAAGAGTTTATTAATTTCTTAAACAAATATCAACAAATTGTAGTCACAGATGACAGGACTAAGTTGAATATTCCGTTTATGAAGAAAGCCAATAAGGCTATCGCAAAGACGATAATGAGAAAGAATAATTTCAGAACTTCTAATGCCAAACTTACTGTATCTCATAAAGAAAATAAAGACTATGACCGAGTTGCCTTTTACGAGGGGTTTATATCTAATGTAGTATCAGAAGATTTTGATGTGTATAGAAAAGGTGACAAGATTATTGTAGAATTAGACAGACCCAAAACTATCAAAGAATGATATCACTACAAGAAGCAAGTTCTGAATTACGATTAAATATTCCGAGACACGTAATGGAGATATACAAAGCCTTCAAGAAGGAAGGTAGGAAATTGTATATCGTAGGTGGAGCGGTTCGTGACGCTATCCTTGGTAAAAGACCAAAAGACTTTGACCTTGCTACAGATGCCAAACCTGAAGAGGTTTTGAGAATAGCTAATAAGTACGGATTCAATTCAAGTGAAGTTGGAAAAGCATTTGGTGTAGTAATTGTAAACGGTGAAGAGATTGCCACATTCCGAAAGGATATCGGAAAAGGTAGAAGACCTGACAGTGTAGATTATACAGACATTAAAGGAGACGTACAACGTAGAGACCTAACTATAAACGCTCTCTTCTATGACATTGACAGAAAAGAAATTGTAGACTTGGTAGGTGGTATTGAAGACCTTAAGAGTAAGACTGTCAGAACGGTAGGTAAGGCAATAGAGAGATTTGATGAAGACCCATTACGTAAGTTGAGAGTATTGAGATTTGCTACACGTATAGGTGGTAAGATTGAACCTGCTACATTGGAAGCATTAGAAGCTGACCCTGACATTACAGGAGTATCAGCAGAACGTGTGAAAGACGAATTTACAAAAGCAATTAAACAGGGGAAGTCTTCTAAGTGGTATTTGAATAAAGCACACGACTTAAAGATATTACAACAAATATTTCCTGTCAAACAATATGACACACGTTTTATCGAAGAAGATGACTATAGGTTGATAATAGCTTATATGTTTCGGGATAAATCAGCACAAGATATTTATAAGTATCTGAAGAAGTTAAAATATTCACACGAAGAGTCATATGACATCAAGTTTCTGATTCATATGTCAAACTTTGACCCTGAAAATATATTTAGGTTAAAAAAGTTACAAGAAAATGTTTCTCTATCTGATAAAGATATTATGAGATGGGGTAAGATAATCGGAAAGAACTTTAAAAAGTTTATTCGTTTCCAACTATCTGTTAGTGGTAATGATGTAATGGATATGGGATTCAAAGGAAAAGAGATTGGTAAACAAATAGAAAAAATGGAAAAACAAAATTACTTAAACGAAGATTTAGCAACAGGTGGATTGGCAGACGATAAGTCCCCGATGAATGTAGCAAAACATCACGGAGTTTCGAAAGACCAAATAATGAGACAATTGAAGATGGGAGTAAAGGTAGAGATGGAACATACTAATGACCCTAAGTTGTCTACAGAGATTGCATTAGACCATTTATGGGAAGACCCTAACTATTACACAAAGTTAAAGACGATTGAACCACAGCACGAGTCCGTTAACGAAGACCTTCCGACAAAGGTAATTGACAAGGACGAGTTCCCAAATCCGTTAAGAAAAACAAAAGGATTTCTTAAAAAGGGAAAGCGAGACGGTGAAACACAAGACGATGTTATTAAGGCTAAAAAGGTACAACTATCTGTTTCTAAATTGAAACCTTCACAGGATGCTATATACTTAGGTAAAGCACTTGTAATGGCGGCTTTTGGTATTGAAGGTGGTGACTTAGGTGCAGTAATCTCTAATGACAACTACATCCTTGACGGACATCATAGATACGCAGCAACTACGTTTAATAACCCAAGTGCTAAAGTAGGGGGTGTTATGGTTGACCTTCCGATTGGTGACCTTATACCCGTATTACGAGCAGTTGGTGACGCTATGAAGAACACAAGGGGAACTACTCCAAAGGGTGGAGATATAAACATTTTCAAGGCAACAATGAAACACGTTAAAGAGGCTGTATATGAAGGACTTCACGTTAGTCCTGAATTTTATGACCGAGATAAGTTAGTAGCGTGGTTTGAAGATAAAGGCGAAAGAACGATTGAAAAGAGATTGAAAATGATTCAATCTAAGAGACCACCTTCGGGAGCACCTAAGAGAAAGAATATGCCAAGAATCAATCCTAATCAGGTTAAGGTTCTCGCAAAATTACTTACAAAGGGTAAGATTGATGTGAGGGAGCCATACGCAAACGAATCTGTTAATGAATTTTCATATAAGGGAAATATGGGATTTGAAGAGATGATGAAGTTTTATGACACGGCATCTAAAAAAGAAATTCAAGCACTTGAACGACTAATTGACAAAGGTAAAGAAAAAACTGCTTGGAGATTAGTACAAAAAGTAACAGGTACTAAACTAAAGGGTAAAGAATTTCATAAGGTACTTAAAGAGTATCCATTTATGGACAAGAGACACAGAACTCTTCCAGATGACCAAGAGGGATTGGGTGAGATTGCAATGGGATATCCAAGTAAGAAAGATATAGAAGATTTAGAGAATGAGTTAAAGAAATTACGTTCACGATTAAATAAAGAACCTAAGAATCACGGAAAGTCTTATGCTAATAATCATTTAAGTGAAGCTCCATTTCCTGTAGAGAAGGGATTTAGATTTACGGCAGATAAGTCACTTGGTAAAATACGAAAAGGTGATAAATACATCGTTAAAGATATTAAGGGTGGTATTGGTAACTTTACAATTATTGTTAATAAGGTTGGTAGTAGAGTTCCTATTGAGATAAATGCACGTTCTATGGAAGAGTTTTATTCTAAAGTAATGACTGTAGAACAAATACAAAGATTAAGTGAAGCAACTATAGCTAACACATTAGGTTCAGGTAATAACTCTGCACGATGGACAGCACCTTCTCAAAAGAGAAAGTTGAAGATAGAGCAATTGGCAGGATACGAACAAGTTGATTATCCTGAAGCAGATTCACTTGATATTTCAAACGAAGAGTTTGGATGGGAACAAATAAGTAATTCCAAAAAATATAACAACAAACGAGTAGCAGTTAGAAACGAAAGTGGAGAAGTAGTATTCGAAGGACGTGTGAAAGACTTAAAGATGGTATTAAATGAAGGTGGGGCATATGGACATATGAATCATCCATTCGATACATCTATTAACTTGACATTTGGTCAGTTGAAAGATATTGTAGACCGAGCATTGGAAGGTAAGTTAGAAATGACTACTGAAAAGTTAGATGGTCAGGCATTGGCAATTAGTTGGAAGTACGGAAGGTTAATCGCAGCCAGAAACAAAGGACACCTTAAGAATCACGGAGAAGCCGCTTTAGATATTAACGGTGTAGCAGATAAGTTCAGAGGTAGGGGGGAAATTGAAGACGCATATAACTTCGCAATGAGAGACCTTTCAAATGCTATAAAATCACTTTCTGACAAACAACGTGAAAAGATTTTTAAAGATGGTGCTTGTTTTATGAACTTGGAAGTTATCTATCCACCTTCTTCAAACATTATACCTTACGGAGCACCTTTCTTGGTATTCCACGGTACAATGGAATATGATAAAGATGGAAACGCTATCGGTGAAAACAAAGAGGCCGCAAGAACATTGGCAGGTATGATTAAACAAGTGGAAGAAGAAGTACAAGATACCTACACTATCTCAGGCCCACCTGTAGTAGAACTTCCAAAGGAACAAGACTTGTCTAAGTTAAAGCCAAAGTACAAGAAAAAAATTAAATCTCTACAAGACGAATTCAAACTTCGTGACACGGATGGTGTTGCAGAATATCATCAAGCGTGGTGGAAGGATTGGATAGAGAAGAATGCACCAAAAACACTTGATAACCGAGTATTGATGGGTATTGTAGGTAGATGGGCATTTGAAGACCGTTCATTCAGACTCAATGGTAAGACTATTGAAGATGATGAAGTACTTGAATGGGCTAAGAAAAATGATAAGTCAAGACTTATTAAGTCAACACGTAAAGATAATCTTATGAAGTTTGAGAATATTTTCTTAGGACTTGGAGCAGAGGTTCTTAAGTTTACTAAGTCCGCACTTGTAGTGAGTCCTGACAGAGCACTTCGTAAGATGAAAGACAATATAGAGAAGACTATTAAGGATGTCAGAAAGAAAGGAAGTGAGAAACAGATTGACAAACTTGAACTTGAACTGAAGAGACTAAACGCTATCGGTGGTGTTGAGAATCTTGTACCTATCGAAGGTGTAGTATTCCAATACAAGTCAGGTGATACAGTTCACACACTTAAGTTAACAGGTGGATTCGCATCTACTAATCAGTTAATGAATATATTCTTCCGTGGATAATTTTCAAAAACTATATAATTCAATATATATAAGTATATAAACAAAATCAAGTCTATGACTAAAAAAGAATTTAAGAAATCATTTATGCACCCAACTCGAAGAAAGTTGGCTGATATGGTTCATACAGGTGAATACGATTCAGATACAAAGGTTTCAATGACCGATGTCAAACAAGAAGAAGTTGACAGAGAGGTTGGAGAAATTTGGGAAGACGAAGACGGATTCATATGGGAACAAAAGAAATTTGGAAAAGTAAAGAAGTCTAAGTTAACTGACACTATGAGTCAGGTTAGACAGTTCTTGGAAACAGAAAAGGAATGTAAAAACAAAGAATGTGAGAAGGTCAAGTATGGCCCAACTGACAAGAAGTTAATTAGTAAGGCAGGATATTGTTCACAATGTCTCGCTAAGTTAGAACATCCTATTCGTGTTGACGGACTTTGGGAAGAATATGAGACATTTCGTATTTGTACCAATATGATGGCTTATGGTACGGAAGTATTAGAACAAATGAATGAAGCACTTCGTGAAATAACAAACGTTCACGAATTCATAAATGATAAAGGAGAAATCGAAGAGTGGAAGAGTAGTAAATCTGTTCAGGAACTCGAAGAGGAACTTAAAGAAGATATTGAAAGCGGGAAGAAGGAACTGACCGAAGTTATTGAAAAGAGAAACGAGGCTTACGAAAAATTGAAGGACAAAGACTATCAGATAGTCAATGAACTTCTGAAACAGCGATAAATGGCTAAAAAGAAATCCTTAAAAAATATAATTGCCGAAGAGTACCAAAAGTGTGCTAAGAGTCCTATATACTTTATGAAAAAGTATTGTAAGATTCAGCACCCTACTCGTGGTAAGATTAATTTCAATCTTTATGAGTTTCAAGAAGATACTTTAGAAGAACTACGAGAGAATAGGTACAATGTAATATTGAAGTCTCGCCAGACGGGTATATCTACTCTGACAGCGGGGTTCTCTCTTTGGAAGATGGTATTTAACGAGGATTTCAATGTACTTGTAATTGCTACAAAGCAGGAAGTTGCTAAGAACCTTATTACAAAGGTTCGTGTAATGAATGATTACTTACCGAGTTGGTTAAAGGTTCCTGCGGTTGAGGATAACAAATTATCTCTTCGATTCAATAACGGTTCACATATCAAGTGTACATCTGCATCGGGAGACGCAGGACGTTCTGAAGCACTATCGTTATTAGTATTTGACGAGGCGGCTTTCATTGACAAGATTGAAGACATTTGGGTATCGGCACAGTCTACACTTTCTACAGGTGGTTCGGCAATTGTACTTTCTACTCCAAACGGTGTAGGTAATTGGTTCCACAAAACGTGGGTAGGTGCTGAAGATGGGACAAACGCATTTAATCCTATCGAACTACATTGGTCAGTTCACCCTGAAAGAGACCAAGAGTGGAGAGACCACCAAGAAGAATTACTTGGCCCGAAAGGTGCCGCACAAGAATGTGACTGTGACTTCATATCTTCAGGTGAACAGGTAATAGATGCAGGAACTTTACAGTTCTACAAAGAAACACACGTAGAAGAACCATTAGAGAAAGGTGGATTTGATGGAAACCTTTGGAAATGGGAATATCCAGATTATAGTAAGTCCTATATGGTAGTGGCTGACGTGGCTCGCGGGGACGCATCAGATTTTTCATCCGCACACGTAATAGATGTAGAAACTGTAGAACAAGTAGCAGAGTATAGAGGACAACTTGACACAAAAGATTTTGGAAACTTTTTAGTTTCACTTGCCACAGATTATAACAACGCACTTCTTGTTATAGAAAATTCGAATATAGGATGGGCAACAATACAACAAGTTATTAATAGGGGATATGGAAACCTATTCTATATGTCAAAAGATTTGAAGTATGTAGATGTAGAGAATCAACTACACAATAAGTACAACCGTGAAGAAAGAAATATGACAGCGGGATTCTCAACAAATACAAAAACTCGTCCACTTATCATTTCTAAGTTGAACGATTACTTCAGAGAACGTACCGTAAAGATACGTTCAGTCAGAACGATTGACGAACTTTTCACTTTTATTTGGAAGAACGGAAAAGCACAGGCTATGAGAGGTTATAATGATGACCTTACAATGGCATTGGCTATTTCATTATGGGTACGAGACACGGCACTCCGATTGAGACAAGAGGGAATTGACCTAACGAAGAACGCATTGGATGGAATAGATACACACGTTCATTCAGGTGTATATGGGTCAGCAGATATGGAACATAACCCTTGGAAACAGCAGATTGGAGATGAAGAAGAAGATTTGACTTGGTTATTATAAAAACTATATATTTATACATATGTACCACTTAAACAGGAACTTACTATTGGAATCAACTGATATGGTGATAAATGAAGGATTAAAGTATCATTTGGATACCGATACTCCTATTCATCAGAACGTATATCGAGTTGGAACAAACAAGTACTTCGAACTATTTAAAGAAGCACGAAAATTATATAACGAAGGAATTTTAGAAGCGAGAGACGAACGAGACGTTTTCTTTTTAGAATCTGATATAGGTGAAGTTGGAATATATGAAGGAAAGAAAGTAGTACTTGATTTCCCTATTCAAGAAGCAGAGTACGATGGTGAAGACGTAGAACTAAACTCTCCTAAGAGAGGTGGTTCTAAAAAATATTACGTGTATGTAAAAGATGGAGATAAGGTAAAGAAAGTTTCCTTTGGAGCAGATGATGGTGGTCAAAATCTATCAGTTAAGTTAGGTGACAAAGAAGCCAGACAGGCATTCGCAGACAGACATAATTGTGACCAAAAGACAGATAAGACTACAGCAGGATATTGGTCTTGTAATCTTCCAAAGTACGCATCTGATTTAGGATTAGAGAATGGTGGAAACTTTTATTGGTAATGGAACCATACACTGATTTACATATTTATAACCATAATGATGATAGAAATATTATGGTACGCACTTTTGATGAAGATATAGATTCTTCAGAAATGGTCTGGCATCGTGACAAAAAAGACAGAGAAGTAAAAATTATTGAAGGAAATGGTTGGAAATTTCAGATGGACAACGAACTACCATCGGAATTGAAGAGTGGGGATGTATTGAATATTCCCAAAGAAACGTTTCACAGAGTTATAAAAGGTTCGGGAAAATTAGTTATAGAGATTAGAGAGTAAAATTATGGCAGAAGACTTAGATAAGAGAGACAGAACGTTTTTCAATAGACTGAAGAAGATGTTTTCTACATCTGCTATCGTCCGTATAGATAAAGACGGTGATAGAAAAGTTGTTGATACGAACGCACGTCAGAGAAGTACTAATATGGTTAGTCTTCGTGACAGGTATACGAAGATACAAAAATCTGTATACTCTCAACAAGGAGATGGTCAATCAATGGCATACCATCAAGTACGAAGAGAATTGTTCAGAGACTATGATGCTATGGACAATGACGCTATCCTATCATCTGCTTTAGATATTTACGCAGACGAGTCCACAACCAAGAACGAGTATGGCGAAGTACTGACTATTAATTCACCAAAAGAGAATGTAAGAGAAGTTCTTGACAATCTTTTTTATGATGTTCTTAACATTGAATCTAATTTATGGTC